CGGGATCGGTAGTTGATGGCCGTGTGTTCTCGATTGCGAGCACAGGATCTACCTCATACGTGGACGAAATTGTAAATCTCACGGATGCCAACGGGACAACCCAGGTGCAGCATCACTTCCCCTTATATGCGATCAATAAATTCAACATGGTTAACTATTTGAACATGACCGCACAAAACCCGATGTTCTCCACAATGGCCGAAATGAAGATGACTCTCGTTCAGCCATACGGGTTTAGCCTCCACAAAGACCTATTAACCTTGGCAAATAAACTGAACTATCAGCAGATAAGTCCCGCGCGTATTGTCTACAAGATAGACATCTGGTGGTCAGGATATAATCAGGATACTGGTCAGTGGATGCAAAAGATACCCGTAGTGTCTGCGAATAAGACTGTAGTCGATACTGTTTCATATTTCGTGATCATTGGAGCCATAGAGGGAAAACCCACCGGAAGTGGAACCACCTATGAAATTTCCATGAGTCCATATCATACAACCGCGTATAGACCAGAATATTTGATCATGGATGGTAGTTCTATTCAAGCCACCGGGAGCACATTTGGTGGTTTCCTCACGTCGCTTCAGAACAAACTCACTGCGGCGACCAAAGAGAACACAAATGGTATCCTAACCCACACTTATGAGTTCATCGCCCCAAGTCTATTGCTGAACGCACCATTTGACGTTGGGTCTAAAACCACAGATACAAGTCGTTTCGTAAACGGAGATCCTACTGGAATATCTGGTAAGGGATTAGATATTGCAACATTCCTATACAATACATTAAGTAGTTTAAAATATACCCAAGATTTGTTTATTGCAGATGTGAATAATGCCAATTTCACTACTCCGAGAGTCGCATTCACTATTAGAATGAATATCATATATGGTGATATATCAAACACAGCGAACCAACAATACACTAATGACTATACTAGTATGCATATCCAGTATATCATCGAACCATTTATTACTTTCAAAACGCCTACGGCGACGACGGCAAACTACAACAGTATTATATCACAAGATTCACAGCAGCAGCGTGTTAAAGAAATGATCAAGTATCAGATGATGATTCGTCGTTATGACTACTTTGGTACTGGTGATAATAGTGAGATTATTGATTTCAATTATAACTATAATGCGTTTTATGCATTAGCGATGTCCCAACCGGTAGACTTCCCTGCTCAGCGAGGTCAAACCTCTGTGGCCACGTCGAGCCAGATTGCAAAGGAAGTAACAACGGAGGCGAATAGTACGAGCGTCACAGTTAATGTCAATGGCACAACCACGCAGGACATTGATGCCGTTTTTACTAATCTGGTGGGTCAGGGAACCATTGGTGCGGATAATCCGACCGTTCAAAACACATATCAGGGAGTTGCAAGAACACCTCAGGGATTTGGCGCTAATACTCATGTCGCTGGAAATCGAAAACAAGAATTCCTAAATCAAATTGACCATCACCTGTCACTCGATATGTTAAAAATTGAACATCTCGTCGTTCGTGGAGATCCTATCTGGTTGCTAAACGAATATTCGTGCAGCGAAACTGGTGGTCTATCGTTCTTTACCATCCAAGGGGACAACCCGTTGATTAAGCCCCAAAGTGCTAAATGTGTTCTAATTCGTGCTTATGCTCCAAATCAGGATGCTTATATGGACCCGGTTAGAAGGTTCGCTAGCGTAGATACTAGCATACTTGGGGGATTTTATGAAATCGCTCAGGTAAATTCAGAATTCGAGGGTGGTAAATTCACTCAAGATTTACATGGATATAAACTAGTTCATTTAAATTACGTTGATAATAGTATCGTAGTTGGGAAGACTTAATGTCAAAGATATACGGAGAAAAAGCAATAAGTGCATTCGATGCTGGAATTGGCAAGGTAGCTCGTCAATACTATGCTGGTGATCGTACTGTTCCTCTTGCAGAGCATCAGGGCGTCACCTTCCAGATCGGTATGGTGATGGACGATCAAGATGATCAGAGCGCACATCGCCTATGGGTATATTTTCCAAATTTCTCTTCCATAAATGTTGATGCCGCGTCAGTGCCAAGTGGTCCTGTGGCTTCGTCAGATTCTTCACTAAGACAGTCATGGATACTCTGCTTCCCCATGTTTCCTTTCTTCGGTTCGGATTCATTCAGACAAGGCACGAACGATCGTACTGTCCCAGGACGTAATGCATATCGCGGCCAATCGAATTCCTACGGTTGGTCCTTCCAGCCAAGAATTGGTGACTATGTTGGCGTCCTATTCGCGAATGGTGATCCCGCGCAAGCCTATTGGTTCTCGTGTATTCCCAAGGTAAATCAGACCTTCATGGTACCTGGGACTCCAGGTGTGGTCGAAGACAACGATACAAGCATCAATCCCGAGATTGTGCCATCGCACGAAGAGTCTGCGGATGATTTTAATCTGCCTCGTGTAGAGATGCAGACATTTTCGGCTAACTTGCGCGTAGCCGGTCTTATGCGAGATACTATGCGTGGTGCTGGTACCGCAAGCGCGATTAGAGAATCACCGTCCTATGTGAGTGGTTTCAAATCTCCAGGTTGGTCCTATGAAATAGAACAAGCGCTACCGATCGGCGGTGGAGATACAGATCCCTTTAGTTCTGATCCAGTGAGCTATTCGTCGATCAATACGATGGGGCATCAATTAGTATTTGATGATCATCCCGATCATGCTGCGGTTCGCTTACGATCTTCGAACGGGTCGCAAATACTCATCAATGATGTTGACGGTTATATCTATTTGAATACAGCCAAGGGAAATACTTGGGTTGAAATCAATGATACCGGGGACATCAACGTATATTCAACAAAATCTATCAACCATCACACAGAGGGCGATTATAGCGTCACTGTGGATGGCAACTATACTTGTGAAGTTGCTGGAAATTACACACTAGCCGTGAAGGGGAATACTACTCAGACGCACACGGGAGTTGTTGATATATTCTCTGGTATCGGCGGATCTGGTTGGAACTGGGATCATCAAGGAAATTATAATCAAAGCATTACTGAGGCTTGGAAGGTTCAAATCGGTAATGGTTTTGATCTAAAGTCATCCACCCATACAACGATCGATTCGACTCAAGATCTCAATATAATCACGGGGACAACATTTAATCTAAGCTCATCCAATGGCGGTGGCATCTATACTGGTGGGACTCTCGCTATTACAGGAACCACGGCCTTATCGATGAGTTCAACGGGTCCCTCGTACCTGGATGGCTCTTTCGTCATGTTGGGTACCACGGGAACCACCGCGTCTATGGGGACCAGCGCGGTGACGCCGACGCTCCCGAGTGCACCGATCATCGGGAGCACTTATGGGGTTCCCACTTCGACAGAAATTGCAAACGGGGATCATCCCGATATGATTCCCTACGTGGGATCAATGGTGCCTCAGCATGAGCCATGGCCGGGTCATCCAGCGACTTCCGGTAACACCAATGGCAACGTTCAATACAATAGCTCGTACGTCGATATTGTCCGCATAGGAGCGACAACGCCAAAGGCGACCAAGCCAGTCCCATATATCGATCATAGCGGAAATGTACAGTCACCCAACCCGTATACTACACATAATGCGGGTGAAGTCCCTACGTATACGAACAGTGGTCCTGCGGGCGCTGCTGGCACCCCTGGGGCGGTATCTGGAATGAGCCTATCCGATGCTGGTAAAGCATTCATCAAGAACCAGGAGGGCTTTAGATCATCCCCATATGTGGATGTCACGGGCTTTGCCATCGGGTATGGGCATACGATCAAGATAGGTGACAACATCGGTGGAACCGTCGTCACCCAGGCAATCCTAACACAATTGAAATCGGGTAATACCGGTGCTCTAAGCATCACTCAGGATCAAGCTGATGCTCTATTCGATATCGATAGCCAAAAATATCAGGCTGCGGTAAAATCCGGCGTCACCGCGCCGATCACCCAGGGCCAATACGATGCTATGGTCTCGTTGACCTATAATGTCGGTACCGGGGGTTTTCTGAAGTCTCAGATGCTTAAGGACTTCAACTCCGGAGATACCCCTAGTGCGATTACTGAGTTCCAGGGATTCAATAAATCTGGTGGAACTGTTAACCCAGTTCTGGTGACGCGACGTTCACAAGAAATCGGCTTGTTCAATACGGGATTGCCGCAGACGGCTTAAGCGCCCTTCGGTTGTCCTGGCTTATATGAACCACGACGATGTTTGTGGATCTTCTTGCTATTACGCTGACGTACGAAAAGATTCTCCGATGCCACTATGGCTAACGCATTTATGATTTCATTCATTTGATTTTTCTGGAACTAAAAGCGCAGCCGTAAATGCACGTTGCAATTCGATCGGCGGGATCTCATACCATGGGACTTTATTGAGTTCCCTTGCTACTGTTTCGATCGCCTTGAGTCGCTCAAATTCTTGATCCCTCGATTCCCATCCGATAACTACGGCATCCATCAGGGCTATGTAGATCTCATTATTAAATGTCGGCGAGTCCTTCGCAGCGAACAATTCATTGGCACGCTCATCCATCAACTCATAGGTCTTTTGGGGTTCTGAAAGTTCTGTCATACCTTATTTCCTTGTTCTTCAAGTTTAATTTCATCGAAAATAGGACCACTGAGATAATAGACGGTCGCACCACCATGGAAGAAAAGTGGACTCGTGATCTCTCCCTTGACGTGTTCGAAGATTATCTCATCACCCACGCATGGCACATTCAGACACTCGCCCGTATAGGTGATCTCGCCGAAGTTCATTGCGAAAAAGATGCAATCGGACTCTGGGAGAGATGGCTCATCTTCCAGAAAATAGGAATATGTTGACGTAAAGGCAAACCGGTTCCCCTTAGCCTCGAAGATATGCATACGGAAAATTCTTGGTTCGCTCACTTTGTCTCTCCGTTCGTAATACGGAATGCATCCCGATATTCTGGATGAAATTCCTCTACGCCAAACTCTTTCGAAAACTCAATAGCATGCTCGTGGCAGAGACCCCCAGCGAACTTCCCAAACACAGTCGCTTTCTTGCGACAATTGCGTTTAGTACAAATCGCTTTTATCGAATGATCAACCATTTTCGACAAGTTTACGGATCGCACCACCAATCGTTTGCCCACCCAAGTTAAGAACGCCGAGTTCAGCAACCTCAGCGGCTCTCTTATTGATCTCTTTGGCAAAAGCAAGAAAAGCTTTCGTCAGATCATCCTCATGGACCCTCCGCCAGCCCGTCTCGCTGCTCCCTGGAATGACCATCTTCCAGCCGCAGCGTTCAGCGTAATCGCGCGCCAGTGCGGTGATGTCGAGTTGGCTCCTCGCTTCTGCCTCTTCCTTCAGGAATTCTGGGCATCGCTCTCGCATGAAAGCATTCCAGCCGTGTTTGCAGGTTGGCCCATCAGTTGATCCGATCATGATTTTCTGTTCCTTTAGTAACAAAACCAGCCTGGGCACTTCCGGCATTTGACGCCGCCACCCGGAGCCGCATATACTTCGTGTTTGCAAGCAGGATCGGCATTGTAGAGTTCGTCCGAATACTGGCTTGGCTCTTCCGGCGGCTCGAAAAGAGATTCAATAATCTCGATCGCGTTGTTCTCGTAATCGCGCCAATTCTGACTAGCTGGCGGGCAAACAAGCCCACGCGCTTGCCGGAAAAGAATGCGCCCGACTCGCTCGACATCCTCATCAGGCTCCATAGTCTGATCTCTTTGACGGGACTGACGCGATAAGGATGGTGCGCGAAGTTCGGCCAGACGGTAGAGATCACCGAAGGAAATACGGAAATCCCGATTCTCATCGCCCTCGGACGAGCTAAAGAGGATCGCACTCGGCTGTGATTGTACGTTCTCGTGGGTGCAATTCTTAAAAGGCTCTAGTGCCTCTCTCAGCGCTGAATCAAGCGAGCGAAGTAGAGCAACCCTCGTGTCATGCTCTTGCTGTTCCTTCTTCGTTGGCCCAGATCCCGTTCCCGTGAGATCATAGCCTTCGAGCAAGTCAGCCGCCCACGTGAGGAGTTCTTTCGTGGTGGTCATGGCGCACCCCACACGGCTTCGCAGACACGACGGCACTTCGCCAGATCGAACAGATCATCAGTCCGGACTCCGCTCTCCATATCGATCCAATACGGGGTATCGAGCGGTGCATCAATTCGCTCCAACACCTCGACCACGTTATCCGGCGTAATACCCCCGGCGAAGCCACAGAAGGGCGAGTCCGAAGTAGCGGGGTCCAGAGGCGGGAAACTCGCCGGGACCTCTCCACGGCCCCCAGAACGATCGTAGAGCCAGTTCACGCGGTTATCCTGCGGAAAGGCATCTCCACGGGTCTGAAGGATAACGCGAAGACGCAGGCGTTCGCCCCAATTGAAGAGATGGCCCGGCTGCACATCAGGATCAGCCGTGTTGATCTGGACGCGCACGAAACGTTTCTCGTTGAATTTTCTTTGGGGAATCAAAAACTTCTCAATCTCCGGAATGCTTCCCGTGCGAATGAGTTCACGACTATGACCACCACAAATATGCGCGGCTAGTTGGAAGCCAATATGATCCGTATGAATCTCCATATGAGCAAGTCGGTCCACCGTTTCCAGACTCGGATAACGACCGGTCCCTTGGAGCTTCGGCGAGAACAGGACTCCCCACTCGATCATCGGATACTCGTTGGATAGACGAACCATCTCATAGGGGTTCGTAAAATCGTCCACCCCGGTGAAGGTGATGATATCGGGAAATACCTTAATCATTTCGTTCGTCCTCATTGAAACGTTTTTCGAAAGAACTACTGTACCAGAAGCCTATGAAATGAGCAAGCCATCTTTGCTTATACTCACCAAGGAATGTCGTCGTATTACCAATACGAACGAAAACATGATAACGTGGCGAGGTTAACGTAGGATTAAATTTATCCGCTGCCGCAGTGATCACGCTCACATCAACCGGATATACGGTATGTACATATTCTTTCTGTGTATTTGGTATAAGGAGCCGGGTCATTTGAACCATCCTTGAGTAAGACCGCCAAGTAGAAATCCATCCGCAATCGTAATAAGCGCAATAGCCGCCATAACGAACCACTCATGTTCTGTCATTACCTAATTTCCTTCGCGTTCCTGTTCTCGATCACGTGAAGTATATTGACGAAGTTACCGGCATCAGTATTCGTGGCTTTCGTGTTCAGTGACTTGAAGAAATCCTCGATCATCCCATGGTGGACAACCTCAGAGGTAGCGTGCCAGAACACAATGGTATGCCCTTCGATCTTGGCGAAAGTAATGCTCACGCAAACCGGAGCTTCACAAAAATGCCCCAGATGTGCGAAATATCCGGACTGATCGGATTCCCAATCAAAGCGTTTGTAATTTCCCTCGGTGAGGAAAAGTTTCATCAAAGGTGTGGCTTGCTTGGAAAATTCACTCCATAGGCACTGATGTTCATTCCCCGTCGCCGATACGATCGCCACGGCCTCGGTGATCTTCTTATGGCAACGATCCACATAGGTGGAATCAATTCGTTTCATTTGTTCTAATGTAAATGGATTCTTCGTCATCTTACCACTCCACCGAATAACGGACATACGAACTGGCTGGTCCGCATTCACTGATACGTCGATCGTCGATTTCCATCAAATCGGTCGCGTAGACCAACCAATAAGAATCGAACCCAAAACCCTGGCTCTCGATCCAAACGCATGAATCGACCACCAACTTCATAGAAGGTTCAATCTCACCGACAACGAGTTCACCAGGACGGAACGGGGGTTTATCAGTCATTGCCATTTCTCCTGAAGAGGAACATCATCTTGCATACGGTTAGCCACCCATAGGATAAGCTGCTTGCTCCCCTTGCCGATCACAAATCTGGATAACCCGCTAGGGATCGGACCAGGAAAGCCGTTCTTCCTCGCCTGGGCCTTTGAGGGGAACTTACCCGCCAGGACGACCAGATCAGCCATCTGGGCCGTGTGATCGAAAAATTTAAACTCAGCGCGCTCGTCCTTCGAGAGAATACCCAGACTAGGGCCAAGCGGACCCAGAAGATCCTGAATCGTCTGCTCGTCCAATCCATTGAACACGAACACCTGTTCCGCACCACCCTTGACCCCAACCTGTTTCCCCGCACCCTTTTGGGCAACTGGTTTCTCGATCTTATGAGCCTCCGGGTTCTCACGGATATCGGCGGCGAACCGAAACGCCGTCTCAATGTCCGAACGATCGATGCGCATCAAACGTTTCGCCTCCAGCCCAGCGGGTGAGCAGGCTAGACGTAATGCATCCCAGATCTCATCAATCGTAAACCCGTCCACCTGATACCTCCGTATTCAATTCAGATATCGACTATCATTCCGTGCAAAAGATTTACGCCAGTACGGTTTAACATCCCATGTTACATTCCGAATAGTCACCGGGTGATCCATTAGGGCGATCACACCATCTGCGGTGATCACATACCTACGTTCCAATCTGGAACAAGACTTATCGGCAGGTTTCACCCAGTGACGCTCCGAATAGAACCTCATCCCGGAAATCGCTCCAGAGACAGATCCCGGCGTTACCTTGAGTGCTTGGGCAATCTCCGTCGCACTCATCGGACGATTCATTGTAAGCGCTAGCGCTAACGTCTTAAGAATTTTAAGCTGCAAGGGACCCATGTGTATTCCTATCAGCTATTCGTCTCGTGCACGCCGCCACCACGCCCAACCTCGATCCCCGCGAGCGCCGCTGCAAGGACGTTCCGAGAACCCTGCTCGACGCCCTGGATATATGCGGTCACATCGGCACCATGCGCGGTATGCAAGGTAGTCGAGAGAACGTCAATACGCCGCGCCATCTTGGTAAGCGTATTATACATCACTTCGTTACCGGTATCATGGAACGACTCAGCGAGATGATACAGCGAGCTAGCTTCGATATTAAGCCGCCCACACGTATCCCCGATGACCTTCGCAAATGCCTCTGTTGCCACGTTATTCTCCTATCGTACTACCATTTTCGTATTTGTACCAGATCACAATTTCTTCGTCAAGAAGAATATTAGATCATAATATCCGTAGGTGACCCACCACGACACAGACGATGAACTTCCTTTTGAATCCGCTCCATCGCAATGTTACGAAGCTGACGAACTCGTTCTTTTGAAACGTTGAATTCCTTCCCAAGATCATCAAGCGTCCGCTCCTCGTCCTCATCACGAAGCATTTGAGCCTCGAAGATCTTCTTTTCGCGTGGCGTAAGAACGTTATCCATCGCAACCATAAAGAGTTTCTTCTGCATCGTCGTGATTTCGTTCTCCTGATAAGTCTTCTCCGGTGAAAGAGAGTCATCAGCAAGCAAGTCCATCCGTTCGATCCGCTCGCTATCACCGTAACCCTCAATGAATTCGTTTAGACTCGTAGCGGGAGCCTGAAAGAGACTATTGATGTTCTGAATATCAGACACCGAGACTTCGAATTCATTCGCAAGCTCTTCAGCAAGCTCATAGGTCATTTCGAATTTGCTATTTCGGCGAAGTTCTTCGGCAACACGACGGCGAAGCTGGAAGAATAGCTTCTTCTTCTTGTGACTCGTACACACGTTGACGATGAATTTGTTCTGCGTGATGAACGCCATCATCTTACCACGGACCCAGGATTTGGCAAAGGTGGAGAACTTCCAACCCAATGCTGGGTCAAACCGATATGCCGCAGATACGAGACCCAAATAGCCTTCTTGTTCCAAGTCTAGGGGATCACATCCATATCCGCTAAGGTCTTTCACACTCTTACGAACGATCGGGACGTAGGATCGAACAATTCGATCAAGAAGACGCTTCTGTTTTTTTGGTTCTGTTTCAGACAAGAACTCAGCGAATAGTTTCTCTTCCTGATCCCCACTTAAAAGTTCTTGATGATTACGATGCTTTGTTTTGTTCGGAATATTGATACTCGTGGACATAGATACATTCAACCTCTTACGAAATTAACACTATGGAAGGTATAAATAAGACGGATAACCCATGGGATGATCTCCTATGGGTTTTATGTGAGAGATTCCATCTGAATGGCACTTCCAATTTATCGAGGATATTCTACGCTTAATAAAAATTCCGTTAACACAGCGGTTTATAACGTTAATCTCGTGCGAATTGACCTTGTGAATGAATTCAATTGCCGCCTGGGTGATCGTGTCCGTCGTCCTACCTATGGATCAATCATTTGGGATCTTTGTTGGGATCTGTTCGATGATCGAACAGAAAAATTAGTTACGGATGATCTAACTCGAATAGTAGGTAATGATCCTAGAGTATCATTAGTAGATGTTAATGTTGTACTTGATCCAGACGCCCATTCTATTACTGGGAGCGTCAGTTTGAATTACATAGAACTAGATATAACAGAGTGGATTTCGTTCACCTTTACCCAACGGGCAAGTTAAATGACAACAATCGCAAGACAAAACACGCTTTTTATTAGTGAAGATTGGATCAGAATTTATGAAGCTCTACAAAATGTAGATTTTAGAGCGGCAGATTTCGATACAATTGTTGCAGCGTTGGTAAACTATATTCAAACAAACTACCCAGATAGTTTTAACGACTGGATCGCTTCTTCAGAATTCGTCATGAAGGTTGAAATTCTAGCGTGGCTTAGCCAGAATATCGCATTCCGTGTCGATCTCAATACTCGGGAAAATTTCCTCGCGACGGCTGAACGTCGTGAGTCCCTTCTTCGTCTTGCTTATAACATCGCTTATAAGGTCAATCGAGCAACCGGCGCTAGCGGTGATGTCAAGATCGTATCGATCAAGACAAATGAAGCAATCACGGATTCTTCAAACACCCTATTGCAGAACAAAGAAATTGTTTGGAACAGTTCTAATAATCAAGATTGGTATGAACAATTCATTCTTATTCTGAACTCAGCATTTCAAGTTCGCAATCCATTTGGCAAGCCGATCAATCAATTTACAAGCAGTGGGTCTAAAGTAACCCAATATAGATTAAATTCAGTTGCTCCTAGCTCAGGCGTTTATCCATTCACCGCCTCGGTTGCCGGTTCATCTCTTGGATTCGAAATATACAACTCAAATCTCGACGAGACATCTGGAGCCTACGACGAGTTAACTCCAAATCCGACCAACATATTCTCACTGTTCTATAAGTCAGACGGAAAAGGCAATGGTTCTCCGGGATCTGGGTTCTTTCTTCCGATCAAGCAAGGAACTCTGGCGTTCCAGGATGTTGATTTTACCACCACAGTGATAAATCGTGCCTTTATCATCAACACCGCATCCATTTCCAACGATGACGTGTTCGTAGAACAACTCGACGGTAACGGGAATGTGTTAGCCGTCTGGACTCTCGTTGATACCGTATTTGGAGAGTCGGTTGCATTCAATACTCTTCCAAGCACTATTGGCACGATATATGAAATCGATACCCTAACTGATGATCGTGTCGTTGTGCGTTTCGGAGATGGGAATTTCGGTCAAATCCCACTAGGAAAATTCCGCTTCTGGTTCCGTACAGTCTCCGCAAGTCCACAGTTTATTACCCCAGATGCGATCACCAATAACGTAGTGACCCTACCATATGTGTCGAATAATCAACTCTATTATATTACACTGAAGTATTCTCTACAGACAAATATAGTAAATGCTGCTGCTTCTGACACCAATCAAAGTATTCGTACAAGAGCCAACAAAGTTGCGTATTCACAAAATCGCATGATTACTGGTAGAGACTACAACAGTTTCTTCCTCAAGGATAATGCTATTATTAAAGTGAAGACTGTTAATAGAACTTTTTCCGGTCATTCCGCTTATGCTAAGTTGTCAGATCCAACGGGATTGTATTCTAATGTCAATCTATACGCTAATGATGGTCGTCTTTATCAATCAAAGACTTTATCAGCACAATTCGTCTTAGCGGATTTAACACAATTACCAGCAGCATCATTACATGATACTACGATTCGTCCATTGATTCGTAAAGAAGACAAGAATATTCTCTACTATAATTCTTATAATGAATTATACGTTACTGGTAATGCTATCTGGTCACAGACTTCTACCATTGGGGCATATGGTCGTGGAAATATTGATCGATCGAGCACACCACAATCTGTAGGTACGTATGCCTCAACTTCAGATAATCTTTTCTATCTTGCGCCAAATGCCGTTGTTCGAATCAATACTCCACTCGGTAGCGTTGCGGCAGTAGAAAAAATCGTAAACGCGGGTACAGCGGCGGATGGAATTATTCTTAGAACGATTGTCCCAAATGGTTCTAAGATCATTTCTGTCATGCCACCACTACGTACGGAATTCGTGGTGACCGAAGATACCGCTATTGTTGCTGCGATCGTTCAGAAATTAGATTTTGGTGTTTCTTGGAACCAAATCACTCAGGGCTGGCAGATAATCACCTATAACAATCTTGATAAGACAAGCGATTTTTCTCTTGCCAATCAGGGTGATACGACGGGTGGATATCTCGATGCTTCTTGGATGTTCTACATGGAGTTCGTTCCTGGTGGAGACCAAGCCGATCAGTGGGAAATTATTGATCGAGGGCTTGGGGTATTCTTTGAATCCGCCCGTGATATTAGTTTCTACTTCGCTTCGAATGATCCCGTCGTAGATCCAGTAACTGGTCGATCAGTCTCAGACAATGTGGCCATTCTAGCACAAAACGAAAGTCGAGATTCACTTAATCGTCGTGGTCTAAACACTATCGTATCAACCAATGATGGTAGTTCTACCATTCAATATGTGGGTGACAACGCAAGAACCAACTTCAATACCTCAGTCAGTCCGATCAATACAATGATGTTGGTGGTTGAGGTAAATGGCGCACTTCAATCATATTTGAATGATTTCACTATCAATTCATCTCCCTCCGGAGACAGTGTTGTGTTCTTCACAGCACCCGCGTTGAATGCTGATATCCGACTCCATTATGGAAACGATGTCGTCTATGCGGCTCCCTCGGTGGCTCAGGTCATCGGTACTGGAACAGCGACTTCATTCCCCCTTACGGCGACCCACATAAACCAAGCGAATTCTTTTGTATTCGTCACCGGGGTTATGAAGACCCCAGGCATTGATTTCAACGTTGGCCTAACAAGCACCGCTTCTAAGCTCAATTTCACATCTGCCCCGGCGAATAACGCAAGAGCAGAAATCTACTGGGTTGATGGTATCGATAGCCCAAGCTTCGTCGTGACCACTTATGTTGGTGATGGGGCAACTACTCAGTTCGATCTCAATGCGCTAAATCAGACCACGAACACTGTCTTGGTTGCCGTGAATGGTGTTGTGCAAAATCCCACCTATACCGTGGGCACACATACCGCGTCAACCGATCGCGTAACTCTAGTATCAGCACCCGCGAATAGTGCAGTCGTATTGATTTATGCGGCACGTTCAGCATACTTCTCTAAGACGAAATGGAACACCTTCACGGGAGATGGAACAACCACGACGTTTACGATGACTGGTCTGCGATCCTTAGTTGAAGGTCAGGTTATGGTCTTCGTTAGCGGTGTGCTTAAGGAGGCTACTTATTCAACCGTTCCAGCTTATTCGATCACGAACGGGAACCAGATTCACTTCGTATCCGCTCCATCCAATGGAGCCGCGATCAGTGTGTTCGTCATTGCGGCCTCGGTGGGTGGACAGTTCAATCCCATGATCACACAGTCCACACTGACTACGTTGCCATCAGGTCTAGTCACCTATTTGGGTAAGGACGCTATCTGGTTTGTTGAAGATCTTCTCTACAGCGATGATGGATATGTAAATCCAACTGGATTGTTCGTCATTCCCGCCGATACCCAAAGTGTGGGCAATTATGATGAGCCATTCTTGTTCAAGGATCTCGTCCTCATGGATGGGGTGACTGATCTTGTGCTATGGCAGAAGATTGATGAGAACGGAGCAACGAGATGGCTTGCCATCAATGATACGACTAGTCCAGCAGGGACGTACGCGCTATCAGCGTTTGGCGGTCCTGTGAGTGGTGGTTCGATCGGCGCTAGTGCAGACGGGGATATTCACTATGATGTCACCACGGGCCTCTGGATCGTCGCTAATGGCACATCTGGACTATGGGGGACTGCTTCGGATCAAACGCTCTATCGTTTTGAGATTGGTCGCGATGATTTGTCATTCACGTGGTCCCATTATGCCCCGGATGCAAATCGTATTGATCCAAGCATCAGCAACATTATGGATTGCTTCATTCTAACGAGCACGTTCTATGAGGCGTACACGAATTGGATCTTCCAGAACGGCGCAACAGAAGATGAGCCAGTCCCATCGACCCCAGAGGATCTTCGCCTTCAGTTCGCAGACTTTGATAACTTCAAGGCAGAGTCCGATAGTATCATTTACTACCCAGCTAGATTTAAGACTCTATTTGGATCTCGCGCCCCATTAGATCTTCAGGGGACATTTAAAGTCATCCAATCAAGTGGATCTTTGCTATCAGAAAATGATTTGGTTCTACAAATCCTCAGCACGATCGATAATTATTTCGCGGTGTCGAATTGGGATTTTGGCGAGTCATTCTACCTGACTGAACTATTGGCGTATATCCATAGAATGCTAGCCCCGGATGTTCAGTCCATTGTCGTTGTTCCCGTGGACACAACACAATCGTTTGGTCGTTTGTTCCAAATTCAGACGGAGCCGGATCAGCTATTCATCTCCGTCGCGGTGGCTTCTGATGTTGTCATAGTAGACAGTTTTAGCGATTCTGAGCTTCGAATATTTAGCAGCTAATCCAGTGCTGGCCTAAATATGTCTGAGTGTTAAATCAGAAGGATTAAAATTATGAAGAAAGCGTATATCGAACTCGACTACAAGACCCTAGAAGAGCTTCTTCGAGTGAACAAGCTTGGCGTGTTGATTGAATCTGCACAGGCGGTTCCAGGGGGTATTCGTCTCATCCTAGAGGGGCATCGCCTGCCTGAGGCATGCCATCTTATCGAAGATATTGAATTCCTAGAGAAAGTGAATTTGCAGTTCAAGCGTGTTGACCGTGGTTTCGATCTCGCCCAGATCGTCCATCAGCAGGGCGAGCCGGTTAGTTCAAAGGCTGAGTAATGACCGTCCAGACCAACTTATTCATGTCTAGATGGGAAGAGATCAAAAAGATTCTCTTAGCAGGTATGCCTAAGAAAGCTGCTAGCTATATCGAATGGAACACCGGAACCGGCGAAATGCGAATAGTTAATAAGAAAACCAAGCGAGTAGAGAATGACTAGGACGGAAGAGCTAGCGGCACTGGCATATCACTATGCATTAGCGCGTCATCGGCAGTTTCGGCCCAAATATAATAGCTGGACTCGACGGTTGACTTAACTTCCCAAATTGATTTACTCATGGGTGTTCTCCTGCTTGCGCAATTCATCCACGAAGCGCACGGCAGCAGCCAAAGTCGCCCTAGTGAGTTCGCGGTAAAGTTTAATACCCACCAGTCTCCCGCTCGACAACACGCCATCTTGGACGGCCTCGCGCATACGGATCATTTCTTCCGTAGTCAAAGCTCGTGGAGTGTCCGTCCAATCTGTGCCATTGCCGCCAATGATTTCAAATTCCATGATTTACTCCTTCTCGAATGCAGCGGTCAGCATGACGGAACGAGAACAAAATGTATGCAGGATTACTGCAATCTCCACCATGTTGTTCAACTCCTGGGTGGTCTTTACCGTAAACGCCTTCCCCTTCCAGGATTCCACACAGACCTTCTGGATCGTCGCTGCGTCCATCGCGGCATCTACTCGCTTCATTGCATAGATCCAGCCGCCATAAACAATGACGGCGATCATGATGCAAAAAGAAACCCCTGCGGCGATTTTCGATTTCAAAATATTCTCCACGGAGCAAGAGTGCGTTCATACCCACTTCTAGCATGGTTGTAATTCTTCGTCAAGAAGAAAACGTTTGTATAAGTTCATGAATCTCAAATCCTAAATACCCAGAACGAATTAGGATTCATGAATGTCACTTCAGCGCCGCGCGTGGGAATTTGTTCCCGATAATCTAAAAACACCACAGAACGATCGAGAATATCTTCTTCTCGATGATGTCCTATTTGAGCCAGAGCAAGCCGACTTCCTCACCGGTTATATCGGCACGGGTGATCTTCTTTCGGCGGATGATCTCACGCGCACTCCATTGATTCGTTCTGGCGATGCCCAGCGGGATAAAAACCAACTAACCATTGGTGCCGTGTACGTTGACCCAAACTCTGGGCTTTTCTCCAAAGGCGCGTTTTTCGACGATTTGATTAATTTGATCCAAGCGAACGGTGGATTGACGAATGATCAGAATCGTCTCTGCGCAGTCCCCTATTACTCTTGGACCCTCCCGATCGATTATGACAAGCACATCAATTTCAGTCGATATTTCTGGACCGGTCCCGGTAGCGCTGATGTTAATGGTGAATATGTAACCAAAGAGATTCAGGGATCTCAGACGGTTTTATATGAGGTTGTCTCCGGTGCACTAGTTCAGCGCTCTGTAATTATTACTGATAATTTTCTACCAAGCACAACAACTCCAGGGACGTTGATCGAATTGACCACAACGACCGATCGCGTTATCTACGTGTACACGGGAACTCAGTGGAATGTTGTTATTTTCGGGGTTGAGGATTCTCCCTCCTCGGTAGATCTGACCACATACAATGAAGGAGATTACATCTATTTTGGTTCTACTGGTCCTAATTTCAATCGTCCTCTTGTTTTCGTTTATAAAGAAGCGGCTGGCCGCTGGATAGCGACTCCGGTCGTTGTATCGACGGAAGCGCCAACAATGCCTCGGTTGGGAATGATATGGGAAGATCCTACGATTGTTCCGTTCCGTCGTCTTGTTCAATACGATGGTGCTAATTGGAATTCTCTAGTTTATACGTGTCAGGCTGGGCCATCCGGGGTTCCCGCCGACAATACTGCAATCTATGATGTCAGAGAATTATCCTCGCTGAGTGATCCTTGGACCACGACAAATTGGTGGAGAAATTTTGAAGATTTGTCCGTGGTAGACCAGGATACTGTTTCGCAAAACAATGGGCAGAACCAAGCGGTGCGCCCAATCGTAGAATTCTGGTCCGGTATTGAGAGTTTTTCGGGTGACACCAAGGCGTTTCGAAATGATGCTCCTCAGTTCAACCTATATGCGTTTGATATAACAGCGCAGGAAATATTATTAGTCCCTTCTCAATCAACAACAATTTTTGGATACTCAATAGCGGGATCGGGAACTATCGACCCGGTGATCGGGTTGGCTCTAAACCATGCTTCAACTGGAGATATTCAATTCGATCTTACGTTAGAAAGTGCAACACACGCTAACGTGCTCGGCTATCGTATGTTCCGTGATGGGCAAACTGGATTATGCAGATCAGTATGGTCTAAATCTTTTGAATTGCTAACGGAGACGCCGGATTCACAAAATCTATTCCCAGAGTCTAGGACGTTGGTATCTAACTCGGATCATTTAATTCTTACCGATCCATCAAGATCGACAATACTAAACCATCTTACTAGTATCATTGGATCACAACCAAATTTTGATGGTAACTCTCTCGGCTTAAGCAACTATAGATTTACAGAACAAGATCCAACTATTGGATCGGTTATCATTGATCCAGAAGATGGATTACTTCGTGCTATGCTAAGCGTGCAAGACAGTCGCTTAAGCATGCCCGATGTCATCAGGGCTATGTCTCGGGAATATAATAGAATTCTGTTTAAGTTCCAGACGAAAATGGATCAACTTTGGAATACTAATATTCTAAGCACCACGGGTGGTAATCTCGTTTGTACTGTACAACAAGCCGCAGACATTATCCTAAGTTCTCTCTTCATAGGAAGAACTAGTGATTTTCCATTCTATTATTCAGACATGGGGACCTATGTAGAAACCCGTATCGTTGGTAGCACAGTAGACGTTGTGGATAGTACGCCACAACCAATTTTCATTCCGAGTAGTTCTGCTCGAATTGGAGCATCACCAACATTTGTTCCTGAGAAGTTTATCGACCGTGACGGAACGATTTCTCTACGTGGACATGATGGTTTTATAGTTCCCGCCCAGGGGGATGATCGCGATCACGTTTGGTTAGAGCTTCAGAATAGGTTCTTCAATACGGTTCCGGTATATCGACGCACAGAAACCACATCCTTTTCTACGCGCCACGGATCAGCCGCATTCTTCCTTAAGAAGTACTTTGGGAATTTCACCCCCGTAGTGACTTCTCCTCCGGTCAATGATGTTGTTCTCGACTTCAACACGATAGCTATCCCCACGGCAAACTATGCCGTTGCCTCCTTGGCCCAGCGCTCATACGCCCTATGGAGTGGAACTGAATGGCTGATTAGAGCATTTCAACTCGATGACATATTTTTGAATCTCTCCAATGGCGAATATTACATCGTCAACAACACAGCGATCCTAAAGATTAGTCGATTCAATAATACTGTGGATTTTGATTATTCTTGGCAAGAATTTAGACAGATTATGCGGCGTGAATTTGAGCGGTGGAGTGTCAATCGCAACATCGATATGACAAACAACGCATTCGATCCTAATGATCCATTCACCTGGAATTATACAAGTGCGGGTGTTGAGGGCCATTATCTTGGCATGTATAAGCGTCTCTATGGAACGATCCGTCCACATTCTCATCCTTGGGAGATCCAAGGATATTCAATCGAACCAACATGGTGGAGAACCACTTATGTGCCTACGAGCACGTATAGTGATGGAACCCCTCGATATTCGAATTCACATAATATGTGGGTTCAACTCAAAGCCGGTATAATTGACACCATTGGGACCATTAGTCCCGATGTCGCGATGATCGCTCCTATTCCCGTAGATTTTAATGGTGAACTACTCGATCCAATCGCACTAGGAATCGTTGATTCAACCACTCTAGATGGAACGATGATCAACGATGAATTTATCTATGGTGACGGATCTCCAGCCGAACAGATGTTCGTCAATTCAGCCGTCTATAGTTTTGCCGTCGCGCTGGCTGGTTTTCTAATGAAGCCAGGGGTGTTCGTTGATACGCTCTGGAATGATTATCGTCAGAATATCGGTGATACTGGAACGTTTAGATTATGGAACGCACCACATGTGGTCAGCAAGAGTACTTTGACGCGTGAGAAAATCACAGACTCTCCAGTTCATTTACAGGTAGTCAATGGTGTGACCACACAGAACATTGGTCTTAATGCCTGGGTGAGCGAAGCCTTGGTTCTTATTGGTGCTGATCCAACAAATGATTTTGGTAATACTCTAGTCAATACGATTCCAACACTGGGGTGGAGAACAACTGGTTTTATAAACAAGAACAGCACTATCATAGAAACAATTTCCGGTAAGGAAATTCCTTTCGAAGATGTTAATGTTCTTCTTTATCAGGCACCCGTGACCCAGGAGCGTTTTTGTTCCGGCGTCGCCGTTCAAGCTGATGGCTCTGGATATCGAGTTTTCGGATATGACCCGTTTCATCCATATTTTGTCATTGAGGCGGGTGTGGCTCCTTTGGTTGGTGGGCAGGTAGAACTTAGGGAAGTAATCACAGCTACAGACCAACAGAGTAATTTCACGGTATCCAGCATCACTCTACCGGTTGGTGCGAACGACATTGCACAACTAGGCATTCTTATCAATGGGTACAAAATAGATCCACGTTATATTACAGTAACATCACCAAAGACATTCACCATCAATCCTAATGTTCAAATAACCGCTGGTATGACCGTGATTGTCAGCGTATCAACGACGCAATCAAACCCATCGACTCAGATGAGGACTTTCGTTATACAAAACAGACAGTTTTCTTATAACTCAACTGCATCTGGTCAATACGACACTATTGAATATGGACACTATTTCGAAACACCAAACGACGTAATCAATTTCTTCATCGGGTATGGAAGATTTTTGAATACTATGGGATGGGTATTTGATGCGACGGATCTCATTTCTGGAGAAACTTTTGACTGGTTGTTGGGTTCCAAGAAATTTGCCACCTGGACTATTCAACTATCTGACCCGAAATATAAAAGAGTAAAGAATTTCAATTCATCGGTGTTTTATTACTCCCCCATGAGTGGTGGTGGTAAATTTAGCAGTAGCTTCGGGCAAATTCTTAATATTGAATCAATTCAGAACGGATCTTATGGCGTTCTAGATCAGAACAGTCAGCCAATAGATTCGGATCAAGTTATGATTAGTCGGATCGAAGATACTATTTCCGTATCAACACTCGGGAGTTCAGTTATTTTTGGTCTTCGACTATACTTAACTGAAATTCAGCATGCGGTATTCTTTCCTAATGTTACAAAGTTTAATGATCTGATTTATGATCCTGTTATTTCTTTGTATCATAAGACATTGAAGGTTGATACTTATAGAACAACAAATTGGAACGGAAGATTTGAAGCTCCCGGTTTTATTCTCAATGGTAATGCTCTAATACCTAATTTTGAGAAACAGGCAATGAATATTACTCGTTTCTACGACTCCAATAATCCACCAGATGACTCATTTTTAAGATCTCAGGCGCAAAATCTCTATGATTATACTCCAAAGTCATACATGGACACCATCAATGCTGACGCACGTAACCAAGTAAAATATGATCGCGCGTTGCGGGCTACTCAGGGCACGATCCGTCCACAAACTGCGTTTATTCGCGGAACTCGTCTGGGTACTGAGAATGTCTTCATTAATGAAGACTGGGCGTGGAAGGTTGCTACCTTCGGTGACACCCGTATGGACTTCGTTCAGTTTAATATATTCAAAGACGATTTTTCCGATTCAAAACAGGTCGTTCAGTTTACGAATACGGTAACTCCTGGGAGCACAATTCTACAAATTCCAGGTCTTGCAAGAACGCCGAATGAGAATAATCCTCGGTGGATCATCGGTCCAAAGAAAGCAAGCGATGGCGCTGCCAATCTCACCTTCCCAGTCAATAACACGGGAATCCCCGATGTTGCTGATTATCGCTTCTACCTGCAAATTTTTAACACCCTTGATAATAACAACACGATCGAGCAGAATTTTCATTGGGACCCGTCCCAGAATATTAATGAACCGAATTCATTCTCGCTCTTGGATATAGTTGGCCCGTACGATCCTGCTAATTACTCAGATGGACCTAGCGCGGCTCCTCCTGGGATTACCCTATGGGGAGAAAACGACGTAGGGAAGCTCTGGTGGGACACTACCAATCTTTCATATCTCGACTATCATGGAATTTCAGATCCTCTCATAAGAGCACGTGAGTGGGGTAATCAGTTCTACTTCAGAGCCACAGCCACGTATGCGTCTGGTGTGGTCACAGTGGCTACTCTTAACCCTATTACTAAGGAGCCAGTGGCCCATGGTTTGTCTTCCGGCGATATCGTAAACGTCACTGATGCGGATCAATCCTCTTATAATGGCACCAACATAGTCATTACTGTAATCGACACGTTTACCATCTCGTATCAGATCCAGGACCAACCAGTAACCCCCGCGACGGGCGATATAAAAATCGTCATCGGGCAGGTTGAGGTTTATGAATGGGTACGATCTCCAGTTTCGCCAGATCAATACGATTCCTATGTCGCTACCTTGAGTGGCGTTGATGTTCTAAGTGGCACTGCACGCCCAGATGGGGATGACTTCTCTTATACTGAGATTGACACATTAAATCAATTCAATCAGCCAATAGCGACTTTTTATTTTTGGGTTCGTTCTAACACGAAGTTGAATTACGTAAAGGGAATGGCGACGGCGGATGTTGAAAATCGCCTAGATGATCCCACGGGATTCGGATTGTCTTGGTTCGCTCCAGCCGATGCCACGAGCATGATTGTCTTTACCGATGGCACTAACATTCAAGACGGTTACGCAATTGAAATTCTAATCGACCAACGCACCTTGGAGACACACGAGGAATGGACGCTCATAAGTGAGAATGATCAGAACAACTATCCAGCGACCATCATTACTAATAAGCTCATCGATTCGATGTCTAAGTTGGATCAATTCGGCAACAGTGTTCCAAGTAGTTTCCTTTCGCTAGGTGAACAAATCGGTAGTCTGTATCTTCCTGCTCAAACGGTATTCTCTGATGTTCCAACCGCCATTAGTGTGTATACGAACGCGGTCAACATAACAGTAAAGACCATAGAATTTAGCACCGATACTACTATTACAAATACATTCATCCTTTCTGATGAACTATCGACGAGCAATTCGACTGGATTTTGGCAGAGAGCAGAATATCGTCTCTCTGGATATGAGGACGCGACTATTTTTGATACCGTAGTCAGCTATGCGGAACGTGATCAGAGATTGAGCGCCCAGCTATACGCGGCTGGTGATGTTGTTCGCGTACTACAATCCGATCGAGATGATATCTGGACCGGGGACCAAGTAGCAGCCACATACGAATACGACGGAACTACTTGGAACGAAGTTGGAATCGATAACTGGACATTTACGATCAATTCAAATATATCGACGAATGGTTCTGTGTTCCGTAGTACATGGCTTGGCATTATCTCTCTATTGGATCAACTACAACAAAACCAAGTTATATTTGCTCTACTACGAGAAATGTTAAGGCAAAACAAAGAATGCGACTGGTTCTTTAAGACTAGTTACATAACAGTTCAGATTTTTGATAGTATCGATACTAGTCTATATACGCGTCCTAGTGAGGCTGACGCTATTATTGCAAATATACTAGATACAAAACCATTCAGAACTAAAATTCGTTCTGAAGAAGTATCATATTCTATAGAAAATCCAGAAGAAGTAGCTCCACAAATCTCAGATGATTTTACAGCAAAGATTACTTTGTTATTCGATAGACTCTCTTGCAATATTCTTGATGATGGTGCTTTCGACTACTTCGGTTTTGATCTAGGATATTTTGATCAATCACTTTGGGATCTTCCTGATCTTGGACGCCAAGCGTGGTATCCACTCGGAACATTCAACACTAATGGAAGCACGACGACATTTACGGCAGTGGCGAAGAACCAACCTGAACTATATGCGCATCGCTATGATATCATTGATTCTGACGGAAATATCGTCACAGCAGATAGCTTACTCATAACGATCACCATTAGTTCGAGTAATAATTCAGTTGAACTAACGTCTAGTTATGCTTTAGCTTCGGGATATACGATTGTCCTGTATCAGGCTAGTGGATTTGTCGAGGGACCAGCACCATCGTTGGGATCTTCGGTTCTTGCTCTCTACCCGACACTTACCGCGTATCAGGACGATTATCTACACGCGGCGGCGCGACTCATTGTTGATTTGGATATCGCTAACCCATGCTCTGAAATGGCGTCATGTGCAAATACTTGCGGTGCCCTTGATGGGGGAAATGCAGAAGAACGCATCAGATATACCGTAGTAGATTCCGTATTGCTCGCCGTGACTACTTCGTATTCGAATAGATATTCTGGATTCGATGCAGGTCCGTTTGATCTCTATCCATTCGATACCGGTCCAACAGATGTTGGCGATCGAGTGTTTTACTTGTCAATTGGCTCACAACCAACAGAAAGCCCTGGTGATAATCAAGTAGGTTTTGATGCTGTTCCATTCGATTCTGATCCATTCGATACAACTACTTCGATCACCACGCTGGATATATCTTATCCGGTATCCGAACAGGTGACTATCGGAGCATCGTCTTACATCTATCGCACTCATACCGAGGGAATTATTGCTCTAATCGAGATTAATAACGGCGCTGGCTGGATTCCATTGGTCGAAGGAGTTGATTGGATGCACGTTATTCTTGGTGATAGAGTAATTGAATTATCTCCGATCAATACGATTATTGGTGCAGTTATTCGATTCATATATGCGTCGTGGGTTTTGAATGCCCCAGTGGGTCAGGTTGAGATTACGTCAATTTCCTGGCAGAACACGGCATCCCCATGGGGTAATGGCATCACCATCAATGGATACTTGATGAGTGTCGATAATGCTCCAGGAAATCTAACACTATCACCTTCTGATGGCACAATCACAGTTCATTATTCAAATCCATATTTGGGTCCATCTCCACAGACTATTCTATATCGTAGTCCTATTGTAGTTGAAGATTTACTTGTTTCACACTTGGATTATGACTCAGGTCTTGGTATAGAAGATAATCGTATAACTGGTATCAGTGTATTGGATAGTACGACCAATCACATTTACAATTGGAATGGAACCACATGGATTGATATGGGTCTGATTGCTGTTGGAGTATTGACGTTCGCACGTCGTACAGGAAACGTATACTTGTTCAATGGAACAAATTATATATTGGTACACACTCCGGGGGATAGTGTAACTGCTATTCCTGTATTACAATGGCCTCCTTTTGGTTTGGGAACAACATTCTGTACATACATATGTGGTGAGTCAAGTAATGCCGCTATTGCTTATCCAACCGCCTATGCGATCATGCAAAACCCTGGAGCTAGTAGTTGATAAATAATACGGTAATGAGGGAAATTTATGAGTAATCCGACACGTAATGAACATGATCTTCCAAGAACCCAACTTAGTGATGAAATCAAAGTTAGGGTTGAAGGCCATCTTAAAATCACTCAGTACGAAAACGAAGAGGACACCAAAGGAGTTGTTCTTCTAGATAAGAGAAACGCTATTCATCCAGAGCATATGAGTATTCTTATTGCTCGTTCTGTTGCTCATCGCTCCAATGGACCACTCTATTCGATGTATTTCGGAAGCGGTGGTGCCACTGTCGATCCACTAGGTGATATCACCTATGCTACTCCAAACACCTCAGGTAGTGCGGATCTCAATACTCCAACATACTTTGAAGTCATTGACGATAACAATGGAGCACCATCGGGGAATTCGATGACGGTCAGGCATATCAATGGAACTTTGTTTTCAGATGTCGAGATTCGGTGTGTGTTGAGCAAGAATGAGCCTTTCACTCAGCCAGCTTTTGACTCTTTATCAGGACAAAATATCAATACCACGGCATTCGTTTTCAGCGAGATTGGTCTTAAGACACAAGATGATCTATTGATCACGCACGTTGTGTTTAGCCCTATCATGAAATCTTCTAATCGTATTATCGAAGCGGTGTACGTGCTTAGATTTAGAATGTTCGTATAACAAAGTGTATAAGGTAAATAACCGGTATAATCTAGGGAACCGTAATAAATGAGCAATATTGTCACCACATTTGATACTTCGAGATCTTTTACCGTAACAGATACGATAATTGATTCAACGCAGATGCCAATTGATCTCATTGGTTTCGGTGCGCTATCGATTACGGATAAATTCAACCAAAATCTCGTAAACATGTTGGAGAATTTCGCGGCTGCGAACTCTACGGCCCTAAATGCATTAAAGCCCCTAAAGGGCATGACTTGGTACGATGAGACAATTGGGAATCTTCGTGTCAATACTGGAACGTCGCTTTCTCCTATTTGGGAACTCGCTGGTCGTCCAGTAATTTCCGCAACCCAGCCAACGGGATCTCTTGTTGGTGATCTTTGGTATGACACGGTAAATCACGTTCTTCGCGTCTATAATGGAACATCTTATTTTATTCCTGGATCTGCAATCAGCTTGAGTGGTGATGCTTCTGGTACCTCAGATGGTGCTGGTAATATCGTTGTCACCCTGGCGAGCACGGGAGTCGCGGCAAGCACTTATACCTCGGTGACCGTTGATGCTAAGGGACGCGTTGTTGCGGGTTCTACAGCGGGTTTCATCACAGGTAACCAGAACATCACCATTGGTGGCGATGCCTCT